TCCAAAGTTCTCCAAGTTGGAAACCCTCTCAATATCTCATCCGTCTCAATTCCCATTTGCCTCAATTTCCCTAAATTATCCTTGTCGAGCGAACCAAGAATCTTCTCCATTATTTCCCCTGGAGGTAAATTTATTTCGAAAACCAACTCTTCGTACAAATATCTCAATCTATCGTACGCATCGCGATTAGAAGCATAAGTACCATATGCATGACCAATCGTAGACAGTAAAACATCTAATGGTGAACGGGGTTCTGTCTCTCGACCCCAAATTGCTCGAATAATGAACTCTCGAGACTCTCGAAAAGCGAGAAATTTACACTGTCCCTCTCTTTCACACGGGTTCAGTACAAACTGATGTTTAAGATAATTCGCCCCTCTTCTTGTAATCCAACCTCCAAATGTATCCGTAATAAAAGTCGCTCCTGTAACTATATCTCTTATCTCTACTCCATAATATTTTTTACAGAATGCTGCAAAACAGTCTGCTGAAAAATATGAAGCCCCAATTCCCTGACCTTTATTATAGAGGTGATCATCTCCATATACTATAAGTCTAATATGGTTAAGCAATTCATCCTCTAATGCCTCCTTATGTTCCTCTGGGGCATTATCAATTGTTACTACCCCAAAGATAAAGAAATATAGTGCCATAATCCATGAATCCATATGAGAAGTATTATAACATCCAGATGGCACTTGCCCTCGTATCCACGCCCATTCTTCCGCAAATATGCGTGTTAATCGTGCTATCATATTCTGCAAAAGCCATGCTACTATTTCTTTCTTCGCCGCATAATCTGGGCTCGACTGATCCTCATGAATTAACATCGTTGAAAAGTACAAGTTAACAAAATACTCTAACACTGTTTGATCGAAATTCTTCGCATCTCCCTCTTCTATTATCGGAGCAAAGCAGTTTTTCAAGTTAATTCCCAACATTTTTGCTATCTTATCAACTCCTCCTCTTGAATGTGAATAACCAACCGATATTAACCATCCCCTTTCTTTCAAGTGTCGAACATTTGAGACCATCTTTTCCCCCAATATAAAAATGCTAGAGGGAATTACGAACAGTCTAACCTTCTTCTTCCATGCATCCCACTCTTTGTCATTTGCTTGTTTTGACCAACTAAAGAAATTCTCATTTTTTGGAGTCACATTCCAATACACTGGAGGCCTCTCACCTGTCCGTAAAAAGTTAAGAATCTCATCAAGATCGGACTGGAATGTATTAATTTTTTTACCTTTTGGACTAACAAATATCTTGTGATCAAATCCCGGATGATCTATCACAAAAGACTTTCCGAAATTTATACCATTACTAGCTCCAAGGTACATGCCATCTAGGGACCCCAAATGAAGGATACATGGTTCCTTTCCAAACTCATGAATCCCCATTTTATGATAAAGAAGGTCTATCGCAGCTGGTATATGCTTCTTAATATGCTCAAAATCTTCTGGAGGAACCTGTGTCTTTCGATTCATATTAAGAATTGCATCCGGATATTTTTCGGGGAACATATCTGCCATTGCAGCCGTAACAAATGGGCGCCCCCTTTCTGCTCCAAGGGCATTCCATACCCCACTTTCTTTTTTAAGAATCATCGCTTGTAGGGAAGGAATTGGGTCGCATGGCTCTCCCTGATTCTCCTCCACCACTTCCCAAGAATCCTCCTCAATCTCTCGAACTTCAACTGGAGCTATCTTGGTCGGATCTACCTCATTTCTTAGGACTATTCTTCTCTTCTGACGTCCCTTTTTAACAAAATAAGTCCTTGGCCGAGGCCAGACATGTTCCGCAAGAAAGCCCCATGATACCGCCGAAATTCCAAATTTCTCTGACAAATGTCGAAAATCTGACTTGAGAAAGGGCCTCAAAACCTTGATGTCTATTCCTGGAAGTAACATAGACTCCGGCCAGGAACCTGAAAAATGCGTTCCTAAACTGACTGGGACCATAGTATTATTCTTTGACATCGAAAGTTTTATTCGCTCTGCTTCCGAGTCTCCATTTATCCTTTCGGGTATGTCTTTCTCTATGCGAAAGGATGATGAAATTTCAGCTGCTAATGATAAGGTTCGTTCTGTAAAAGTACCTTTATTTGTTTTATACTCAAACCCTAATGTACTAGGATGTATCCCTGTT